TTGCTTCAATGTCGTGCTTTAGTTCACGGATAGCTTTAGCTTCAGCTTGAGCAATCTTAGCAGGTCCACCGGAATCGACAGCTTCTTGCATGTCGGATACCATGTAGTCACGGCGGAAGTTTTGAACGCGGTTACCAAGCTTTGCACGACCAGCGAACTTGTCGGTGAATGCTGTTACGTCAGCACCTTCAGAGATCCCAGCGGAGCTAGGGGCTGCAAGGCTGTCGACAGTCCATTCAACATTAGTTGCGGATGCGCGTTGCTTGTTGGCAGATGAAAGGATCGGTGTTTCTTCTGGAGCGAGGATAGTCAAGACGTCGGTCAAGTCTTCGCGGTTAGAAACAGCCGAACCCGTATTAGTGGTATCGAATGTATTCGAGAATGACATAGTATTTATTATTTATTAGTTAGCGATTTGATTAGTTAGCGTGAAGCCATTTGCAGCCTTCTTAGGGCAGCGAAATCTCGGGGATTACCCGAATTTTTGAATTGATCACTGGCAGCCTTAATAGTTTTTAGGGCGTTTGACACTTTCTTATCGGACTTAGCCGATCCAGGAGTTCCAGATGGTGGAACTAATCTCGACGGTTTGGCTTTGGTTGCAGTCTTCGCGGGTTGCGCTAGGACCTTCCTGCCATACATACTGTTGGCTGCATGCGCTAGAAGATAAGGCATTTGAGCAGCTACCTCGGGGTCAAGTCCATCAATGTTTGATAGTCTAGGGTCCTCGAGCATCTGTTTGTATTTTTGGTTTACTTCATTGTCATCTTGCATCCAACTTAGTTCTTCATTGGCTTGCTCCTGCAGAGATACTTTTAGTTCTGCAGCGCTTTGTCGCCTTTGAATTGCTTTAATTTGGGCTGGGATATACTTTTTCTCCGCTTTTCTAGCAGCCTGCAAATGCTTCCTTACCTCGGACTTGGTGACTTNNCGAATCTAGCTACAGCTCTGCTCCCGAGTTTATCGGAAAGCTCACGAAGCTCTTCATCGGACATGTCATCCAGTTCAATCTGTGAAAGAACATCATCTTCACTCTCGGTTTCCTCCTCCTGCGGTTCTTCCTCTGCAGTTTCATCAATTTCGACCGCTTCGTCAGCGGCTACTTCAGTAGCTTCTTCTTGCTCCTGGTTGACTTCTTCTACAGTTTCTTCAACAGCAGTTTGATTATCTTGCTCTTCGACGGGAGGATTGAGTTGACCAATTCTCCTGTTAATGAACTCCGACGGTGATATGTTAGTCGCTTGCTTTGGTTCAGCTGCAGCGTCAGCTGTTTCATTGACTTCACTCATAATTTACGCTTTTTACGCCAGCGATGGCGAGGTTGTGATTATAGCACACGATTTTTGTCTATGCTCTATGCGTCAGGAAATCTTTTAATTAAAAAATCCCAGTTGCATAAGGCAATGATTTCATCGTAAGCCAAAATTTTACCAGATATCTGGCTGAGCCTGTCTATGTCTGCTGAGTGCAGTTCCTTGATGCAATCTTCTCGCATCGTTACTACTTCTCTTATTAGACCTGCGAATGCTTCATGATTCTGAAGCACGTTTAAATTATCCTGTAGCTGCACTTAACCTTGTCCCTCTAAGTCTTGGGTTTGAACTTCTCCGACGGACGCCGCTTCGGTTCCGTAGATTCCGAACTGCGTAGCGTTTACTTGCTGCTGCTCCTGGAATGTGTATTGCTGCATGTATTTCTGCATTCTCTGTCCGAATGCTTGATCCTGCTGCATTCTTTGAGCAATGTCAGGCTGCTGCATGTAGTTCTGTATGATTGGCATTGCTGCTGCTCCACCGTTAGGTCTAGCAGGCATCTCTATGCCAGCAAATATCTTGGATAGGTCATCCAGGATGTCCTTCTGGACATCTTCTGCTGCAGTTTCTGACTTCTGCAGAATGACGTCAGCAAGGATTGGATCAATGCTACTAGCATAGGCAATCAATAGATTGTCCACGTTGATTCTTCCGTTCCTGTCTAGTTTAACTAGATCCACGAGCTGCTTGAGTTTTGCTTCTTGCGTCTCTGGGTCAGTGTTGATACTGTCGTAGGAAATGCTGATATCGAAGTTCTCGTTGGGGTCTCCCTTGCTGAACTCTTGCGGGTCTGGAACTCCAGTTACCCTGAAGAAGATGTAGTCAGGACCGAAGCGCTGAAAGCAGGTAAAGCACATGCGCATAACCTCTGCACTGTGCTCAAGAAACTTGTCCACAAGGAACTGCTTCTTTACCTTCGAGATCTCGCTGTCCTCATCCAAGCCCATGAGTCTATCAGCCTGAGCAAGTTGCGTCTTCTCCATTTCGATGCTGCCATCTGCGGAGTTAGCATCTGGGGTATCGGCGAACTCGTAGTCGTCCTTCCTTCTGCGAGGAATGTATCTGCCTGGGCCCCAGTCCTGCGGAGCCTGGTTCACTGGGTGCATGATCGGAGGCAACGTAGATAAACTGTTCCTGTCTATCCTGCTGTCCCTTTCAACCTTTACCTGGTTCTGGATGCCCCGAAGGAGATCTGGAACTGTCGTTGTATCGTATAGTCGCTTGCTGTCTTCTGCGAGTCTAGTTACAATGACGGGGTAGTCATCGTATCCGTTCATGAGCTCGAACTTGGCGTATTGACTGTCTGCAGAGCTGCCTATTTCTCTGTGAAAAATTGTTCTGTAGATTCCTTCTGCCCCGTCGTCAGGGTCAACCAATCTCTGGAAGCAATGAATAATCTCGACGAGGTCATTGGCTTCGTAGGTGCTTTCTCTTAGTCCGTCGCTCCTTCTTATGCCTTGTTCGTTCTCTACTGTATCTTGGTTTACACCTGAGTATCTTTGTATTACGTTTTCAACGAAGTCCGCGTCCCAGTCGTCCGTTAGGATTTTGTTTTCTAGTTCCTGCGGAGTGTAATAACTTCTCCAGAAGCAGTAAGGACTGCGCTGCGGGTCCGTTACATAAGAAGGGAAGAAGAAGTCCCCGTCGGGAGATAGCGTCTTTACGTCTGGAGCATCGATACTCCGTCTAATTGTGGGTAGCTCCGCGTAGCCAGTTTTTCTTAGATCCTTGACCGCTTTCTTGCCTCTCTTGTCCGTTACACCATCGTAGGCTGCCTTGAGTCTATCGATGATAGCTTCGTCGTCACCTTCGTCCATGAGGGTTCCAATCTCTGGAACAGCTTGCACGATTTGGTCCAGGTTAAGTTTCTGGATTATTCTTCTATCTTCGATTAGCCATCCTACGTAAGTAATCAGGACACCTCTCTCAAGGAGGTAATTAGCTCCTAGTTCCATTTCGCGCATGAAGCGAGGGATGTATCCACTACTAACCATCCACTTCAAGAAACNNGGTCAAAGTATGACTCAAGTTCAGTTACTGTCTGGTCGTAGGCATTTCTCAATGCTCCTACATCTGGTTCTTTACTAAGATATGTTAATGCTTCGGACGCGTCGGTTTGCATACTTTTTGTGCTCGTTTAATTACGTTGAAAACGTAGTTCTTTGGGACTCCAATCATATCACACAATTTTTGTGACGGGATTTCACTATAATCCAGCATTAACCCTCTGCGTAAAAGCTCCCAGGCAAGCAGCCTATCGGTGTTTTCATCTAGCCACTCCTGGTTGAGGGTTATGTCTTCTTCTTCTTGCATTAGGAATAAAGTTTTTTCTTTACGTATCTGAATGTTGAACCTCTGCTGTCCTTTATTTCTTCTATGCAAATTTTCTTGCCGATGAAGGACTCCTGCATGTTCCTTGGGACTACGCAGGCTACGGTTTTTCCGAACTCCCTTACGCTTACGTATACGTAACTCTTGTTCGGGGCTAACCTTACAACCTGCCCTTGGTATTCCTTGGGGTGCAGCTCTGGGGCTAAGAGCAAGGGATCAAGGATGCATTGACCCTCTTCAGAGACCCAGGTGCCTTTACCCTTTCCTGTTAGCATTTCTTCCTCTAGGTTCTCCTTGGCTATTTTGAAGGCCAGGTCAAACTCGAAGTCGTTCTCTTTTGCTATTTGTGATAATCTTATCTTTGGCATTAGTATCCTTTATTCCTTGTATCAAGCGCGTTTATAATGCTTGGGTTGTAGTGATCTGGTCCATCG